TCTCAAGATCCTTATGGTGTTCAAAAAAGAACTTCATACATGCAATCTTTAATGGTTGACATGGAAACTACAACAATAACAGATTTTATACAACAAAATTTTGGTATAAATTTATATAATACACCTAAAGAAAGCTTGCCAGCAAATGATGAAGAATTGCAACTACATATGCAATTAAATTATAAGCAAGCTATAGAAATTGCAGAAGAACAAGCTATTACAACAGTTTTTAATCAAAATAATTATGAATTAATAAAGAAAAGATTTTATTATGATTTAACTGTATTAGGTATGGCTTGTGTTAAAAATGTTTTTTCACAATCAGAAGGTATTAAAATAGAGTATGTAGACCCCGCTAATTTAATTTATTCTCATAGTGAATCGCCTTATTTTGATGATTTATATTATGTAGGAGAAATGAAATCTATAAATATAAATGATTTAAAGAAAGATTTTCCTGAATTAACTAATGAAGATATTAAAGAATTAACTAAAAACGGAAGTAATAGATATAATACTAATAGATATACTCAACAGTATGATAAAAAAGATAATAACTTTATAGAAGTTTTATATTTTAATTATAAATCATATATGAATGAAGTATATAAAGTAAAAGAAACTGCTAGCGGTGCAGAAAAAATTATTAAAAAATCAGATGCTTTTAATCCTCCAGTAGTCAAAGGTTTAAAATTTGAAAGAATTGCAAGAAATATAGAAGTTCTTTATGAAGGTGTGTATATACCTGGAGCTAAAAAACTTTTAAAATGGAATCTTTGTGAAAACATGCTGCGTGAAAAAAGTGATGCTAATAAAGTTAAGTTAAATTATTCATTAGTTGCACCTAGACTATATAATGGTAAAGTTGAATCATTAGTAGGTAGAATAACTGGATTTGCTGATATGATACAGTTAACACATTTAAAAATTCAACAAATACTAGCAAGGATGGTTCCTGACGGCGTTTATGTTGATGCAGATGGTTTAGCAGAAGTTGATTTAGGTAATGGAACAAATTATAACCCACAAGAAGCATTAAACATGTTTTTCCAAACTGGTAGTATTATTGGTAGATCTTTTACTTCTGATGGAGATATGAATCCTGGTAAAGTTCCTATTCAAGAAATAAATAATTCTGCAGGAACAAATAAATTAGCAGCTTTAATTAGCACTTATAATTATTATATGCAAATGATTAGAGATGCTACAGGATTAAATGAAGCAAGAGACGCTAGTACTCCTGATAAGAATTCATTGGTTGGTATTCAAAAATTAGCAGCAGCAAATAGTAATACAGCAACAAGACATATATTACAAAGTGGGTTATTTTTAACTGCTGAAACTGCAGAAAAAATAGCATTAAGAATATCTGATGTATTGGAATATTCACCAACCGCTAATGCTTTTATACAAAGCATAGGCGCTCATAATGTTGCTACATTAGCAGAATTAAAAGAATTACATCTGCATGATTTTGGTATATTTATTGAATTAGAACCAGATGAAGAAGAAAAACAAACATTAGAAAATAATATTCAAGTAGCAATAGGACAAAATAATATTGAGCTAGAAGATGCTATTGATATAAGAATGATTAAAAATGTTAAATTAGCTAATCAACTATTAAAGCTTCGTAGAAAGAAAAAATTACAGAGAGATCAACAAATAGCTCAACAAAACATACAGGCACAAGCGCAAGCGAATGCTCAGGCTCAGCAAGTAGCTGCACAAGCAGAGGTACAAAAACAACAAGCATTAACTCAAAGTAAAATTCAATTAGAGCAGGCTAAGAATCAGTTGGAAATGAATAAATTAATGCAAGAAGCTGATTTGAAAAAGCAGTTAATGAGTTTAGAGTTTGAAATGAATATGCAGCTACAAGGTGCAAAAAATAATATTGAAAAAGAAAAAGTAAAAGAAAAAGAAGATCGTAAAGATGAGAGAACTAAAATACAAGCTACTCAACAGAGCGAACTAATTAATCAACGTAAAAATAATTTACCCCCAAAAAGATTTGAATCAGGTGGTAATGATATTTTAAGCGGTGATTTTGGCTTAGGTGCATTTGAACCTAGGTAATATATAAATTGTATAATCATATAATATTTTATTATGGCAGAAGAAATTAAAGCAAAAGCCGTAGAGACTGAAGAAAAGTCTTTACAAGAAAAAGAACAAGAGATACAAAAAAATACTGGATTTGATGAAGAGTCTGGTATGTATAAAGTAGATTTATCACAACCTCCAAAACAAGAAGAAGATGCCGTTCAAGAACAAGAAACAGAAGATAGCGTGTCTAGCGGAAGCAGCGAGAATGAAGAAGTTGGGCAAGAAGCCGAAGTGGGACTGCAAGAAATACGAGAAGAAGAAGAAGAAGTAGTTGAAGAAACAGAAGAAGAAGCGGTATTAGAAGAAATTACAGATGAAGAAAATACAACTGACAATGCAGGAGTGGAAGGAGGCAATGAGGTTGCCGACACCGCACCGCAACAAGAAGAAGTATTACCGGAAGTTGAAGCACAAGAATCAATAGACTATCCAGAAAATATTCAAGATTTAGTTAAGTTTATGAATGAAACTGGTGGTACATTAGAAGATTATGTAGCATTAAATA